GATAGGTCCTTTTGATGCTGCAAATGGCAGAGGTGGATTTTGCTGCCGTTCCAGAAGCGTATCTCGCCCTCTACTATCTCGCACAAACGCCCGGCAATGAGCGGCGACAGTGGGCTTCTCGCGTTGCACCAAGGCGCGAGCATAGCGCGGAATCCGCTCGGCCCTTCTAAGTGGTTAAGCATCAAATCTGCGTATAAGCGGCGAAACAGGTAGATTTGAATGCCCGGTATTTCAAGCCCCCAAAGCACTGAAAGCACTCGGGAAACGTGACTTTTGCCGCCCCCGGCACTGCCTCCGAATAGGAGCTCAGTCGCTTTAGATTCGAGGACGAGCCCTTGCTTTGCGTGCAAGTCAGAGACGATTGAGGCCGCGCTCATTCTTTACTAACGTTAATAATGAGTTGAGGAATGAGCTTTTCGCCGTCTTTGCCGCCCAGCTCTATTGCTTGTTCTGGCCTGCCCCATGCCCTATTCAAGAGCGCTTCTGCGGCTGCAACGCGTGCCGAGTCCTTATCGGCGGACTGCACTATTTCGGCCAGTGCTTGGATAGCTATTTCTGTGTATTTGCGCGCCAATTCTCTGACATGGCCGGTTTCTTTCTGCCTACCTGCCGGATTACCGCTTTTGCCCTTGACAAAAGTCATTATTGTTCCCGCTTGCCAGCAAGTTTCAGTGACTTACGCGCCTTTTCGATGAATTCGAGCGTTTCGATGACCTTGTGTCCGTTCTGTTGAAGGTTTCTCAAACGTTGTCTTGAGAGTTTAAACTCTTTTTCGATAGCTGACCAGCTACCAAATTTAGTTAGTAGTAACGCGAACATAGTATCTAAGTCTGTTTTATTCATAGATATACGTAGTCAGTATACCACAAAATAAAAGCACAACACCACGCAAAAAAACTTGCACCCTATACCAACCGCATGCTATCTAATGGGTATAGAACAAAAGGGGCGCAACGCCCTGCATTTTGCGTGGAGGCAATATGAAACCAACCAACGAACAAATCGCCCAGGCGTTATTGGGCAAGTATGTAAACGAGCTTTATATCCTGAGAGCAAAGCCCAAGCTGAGCGCGCAGGATATCCCGAGGTTACGCACGTTACGAAAGATAATTGATAGTTTTAAAAGGAGATAGGTTATGAAAAATGACACGGTTGTTACGATACTAACGGTAATTGCTACTAGCCTAATTGCAATAACTATGACTGGCTGCGCAGGTGCGGGCATAGAGGGCCGATTAGGGCTGTATAGAGAGGATAGCAGAAGCCAGCAATCTAGAACGTATGACAAGCCATTAAAGTGTTTGTTTGTGAATTGCGGGCAGGAGGCCGAACAAAGTGGCAGCTAGCGAAAACGCAGGAGAATCATTCTTCACGATATACAAGGCTTTTTGGTGGTTGATATATAACCTTATTACGATTGGTTTTGTGTCAACGTGGATATTTATAAATGTGAATGTGTTGGGGAACGACGTAGAACTACGCACCCCGACATACCAAAAGAGATAACCAAACAGCATGCTGGGAGGTAATAAGCTAAACGCCTCCACAGTGTTTCCGGGGTACCCCCGCCCGGTTATCCACGGGGGGCTAACAACAGGAATATATGAAGCTAGGCGATAGCATCTTTATCTTTGGAATGTTGGTAACGCTGACTTTTATGGCGTTGCCGCTTGGGCAAGCGCTTTTGGTGTTTGGCGTGTGGCTTGTCCTTGGGTGGGGGTTGAATGTTTTGGCGCGCGATTAAGAAATTATTGGTTCAGGATGCTCCGCCGTGGGCAGAGCAGAGTCTTGATGAGTTTTTGAGAGCACCTAATTTTGGGGAGGAGTTACGTGATAAAGAAAAGAAAAAGCAAGCCGCGGAATTACAAAGCGAACGATGCGACTCTTATAAACATCCGAGCGCTGAAGAAGCGGGTAAGTGAGCTGGAGCAACACGCGGAATATATCCTTGAGCGACTTCGCATTATAGACCGCTGCTATATGGAAACCTGCGAGCGTATTTTTAACCTAGAGAGGCGCAAATGAACCCGCAACACCGAGAATTTTTCATTAAGCTGCGCGCGTTGTGTGATGAGTATGACGTTAAGATAGAAGTTTCAGAGGACGAGGCCGTTTTGCTTTTTGTGTTTGGTCCCGGAACTGGAGAGCTTGAATTTTATAAGACGTTTCGAATCGCGCGGGGGTCCAGCATTCATTTAAGTTGGACCGTGGTCGAGTCATTACACCCGAGCGACGAGGAGCCCCAGCCATGACCACCGAAAAACTAACCGCGCGCTTATCGGACGGGACGGAGTGGGAGTTTACGAGAAACCCGGAAGAGACTTTTGATAAGTCGTCTTGGGTTGCTTGGCTCCGTCCCCTGAAGCCCTCGCCGCCGAAGGAGGTGTGGGTAATGACTGGCCCTGATGGAAAGAAGGACCTTTACACCTATGAGCACAACGCCCTCTTTAACCAAGGGCCTAGAGACTCGATAGCACGCTACCTTCTCACCCCGGAGCCGGCGGAGGCACTGAAGGAAAAGGCAAACAGGCTATGCGCTGAAGTTTTTGATGCGGAGAATATTTTATTCAAGAGCCCGAAGCCTGCGCGGGAATGGTGGTGCGTGACAGAAAAGCAGTACGGCGCTGTTTACGGTTCTTTCAAAAGCGAAGAGGAGGCTAGGAGCTGTAGAAATTGCTATGGCCATCCAAGCTTGGAATACCTTGAGATCGTGCACGTTCGGGAGGTGGTAAGCGATGGAAAGTAAGAAGTTAACAGCACGTTTAAGCGATGGCACCGAATGGGAGGTGCTAGATAGGTTTGATAACCGTTTCTATGGGCAAAGTGAGTTTACGACTGCTTTCAGTGTGCGGCCACTCAAGAAGCCCCCACTAGAATGGTGGGCTGTTGAAGACAAGGACTTCCCGAACATGCATTGTTTTTTCACTTCTAAGACTGAAGCCGAGAATCATTACATTGCGAATAAGCTACGTCGTGGAAGACCGTTTTTAGTTCGGGAGGTAGAATGATTGGAGAGACAGACAGAAATGTAGCTAAATTTGTTGGCAAATTTGCCAGAAGTTATATTTCATACCCTCACTTACTCCAGTCGGTTTTAGGCTTGGGCGATATGATGTTTAACGCCTACGAAGAGTTAAACGACGAAGAAAAAGTAAGGGCGTGCCGGTGGTGCATGTCGGTTATTGCCAACGAGCTGACCAAGGAGGCGCAGCGGGATGAGTGAGATAGAGGAACACCTAAAGGATGAAGAGCGGGACTTTTGGATCTCCGATCCTGAGCGAGTGATGTTACTGGAAATTCTAGCTTGCGTTTCGGTAGTTCTGCGTAATGGAAAGCTATATTTCAACCGTCCGGGGCCTGAGAACAATGAAAAGTATGCGGCATTCTGTGATGAAATAGCTAGGCGTTTTGCCAATATGCCAGTGGAGAAGGAGCAATGAGCAGTGAGCAAAGCGAAGCCGAGAAGGCGGCGCACTTGTGGGAGTATACTAACTTTGAGTGGCGAGAGCATCAGGAGCTTAAGTTTGAGAAGTTGGAGAAGCTTAGGCGCACAATTGAGTTGGCGTTTCTCGCCGGGGCCGCATGGGCCGCGCAGAGGTGGGTGCGGTGTAGTGAGCGGCTGCCGGGCGACGAAGAAGTTTTAATAGTTTGGAAAGGTGTTGTTTGCACCGGATGGTATATGGAAGGTGACGAAGAGATGGGGGCGTATTGGGACATATCAGGTCGTGCCATGCCGGTAACGAACCTAGAAGAGGTAACACACTGGATGAATAAGCCCGCCGCGCCGGAGGTGGGGAAATGAGACGAACCGAAGCATTAGAAATGATGCTTAAGGGGGTTATCGTTAGAGCCGTGGACCCGATGTACAAGACTAAGCAGAAGCATGGCGGCGTTCATTATTTCAGATACAACCGAGAGAGCGAGCAAGTGGAGTACGCTAGCAACCGCCGCAGTTGGCATGAGTCTAAGAGAGCTTTCTGGACGTGCTGCTTTGAGTTTGATGTGGCCTTCATGGATGAGGAGGTGGAGAAATGAGCGACGAACAGATAAAGCTTGAGATAAAAGCGATTATTAACCATCCGACTAAATGGCTTCCTACTAATAAGCACTTTGATCTTGTGCTTGAAGCGCTTCTTGATAAACACATTGACATTTACCTTGAGAAGGAAGCTAAGAAAGAGGTGGAGAAATGAGCGAGCAAATTAAGTTTGAGAACGGAAGCACCATTACGCTAACGGGTGACGGGAAGGATAGTTTCGTTTCTGCTGCTAGCATGCCGCCGTTTCGGGCGTGGGTGGCGTGGCATCCTGAAAACGAGCTAGCGAAACAGTTAAATGTTTATAGGTCTGAAAATGAGGCTAGCAAGTTTGTGGGGTATCTCAGGCATAACGATAAAGTGCCTCCAATAAAAAGCGGCTGGCGCATCGTGGAAGTTGAGGTGCGGGAGGTGGGGAAATGAGCCGCGCAAAGCCGATAGTTAAGAAGTGGGCGCGTAAGTTGAATAAGCGCGTGCGCACGAAGCTGCGGAACCAAAAGTCTGAGACTGTGGCGGTGCGCGTGTTGGTGGGTAGCAAATGACCAGCCCGAGGCGGAAGCGGATTAAGCTAGCAAAATGGCGCAGAAGAAAGCGCATTATAAATCATGTGCCAATTTGGAGCGGCGGACACTCTCCTGAGCAGTTATTTGATTGGTACATTAGAACATTAAAAAGCTTAGAATATGACCTCCCCCCGCCGCAAAAAGATTAAGTGGCGGAAGTGGTGCGCGAAGAGAACACTAGCGGATCTGCGCGAGTCGCTGAACGATCCTTTTTGGTGTGCGACTTTGCGCATGCAGATTAAGAGCAAGATTAGGCGGCTAACGATGGGCTAGCAGCCCCCTAGCATCCTTGCTATCCTGCGCGTATGCGCACCATCATAACGCTCTTACTTGCCATCGTGATTTTCTGCAAAGGCCCTCCGTCAGTACCGCCTAAGCCGACGCCGCCGGGTCCGCCGGATGGTGGTGAGTTGGAGTAGGTGACACCAGAGGAGTTCACAGAGTTCTATAATGCCTACCGCGAAAAGGTCTTTAGGCGGTGTTTCCGTATTTTGCGGAGCCAGGAACTAGCCGAGGAGGCCACGCAAGAATGTTTTTTGCTGGTGTGGAGGAAGTATCACCAGTACGACCACCGCGCCAAGTTATCTACTTGGCTGTATACGGTAGCTACGAATGCGGCGCTGGTGCATTTGAGGATGCAGCGCAAGCCCATCGAGTTACCGCCTACCCCTACCTACAATCCTATACCTGGCCTAGAAGCGCGTGACATTGTGAGCCGCCTAGGGGAGATACCTGAAGAAGTGCTACTGTCAGCCGAGGGTTATTCCAGCCAACTAGTCTCGAAAGTAACTAAAACAAACCTTTATAAATTCAAGAGCAAGTTATGGCGTTCAAAACGGCGTTTGCGAAAGCGTGTTTTATTATTGTTGCGGGAGCGTATAGCACCGCACACGCAGCCCCTAACTACACCCCAGCCCCAAAGAAAGTCCGCCTCGTTGTCTTCAACGGCGCACTGTCCCCAGCCGAAGCCTCGGAGGTTGCGAACCGGGCCAGTGCCGCGTGGTATCCGTTTGCGCAGGTGGCGCGGATAGATTTCCGCACTTGGCGCAACCTGCCGACTGCCGGGCCCGATATATTCTCAAGAGCCGACCAGCTTTATAAAGCCGCTGCATGGGCTAGGACGAAAGGAATGCATAGGGGCCATGGGTCAGTAGCCATGGTGCTCCCTGAGCTCGATGGCGGGTACCTGGCCGGGCTAGCTTTGACCACCTGTGCCAGTAGTCCGGCCCGTTCTTACGCCACGGTCAATACCAAGCCCTTCCGTGTAGAATCAAACACCATTGCAACCGTGCATGAGGTCGGCCACCTGCTAGGGGCGAGCCATATCACAGCCCCCCTATCCTGGATGCACCCGGATGCCCTAGGGGAAGGCCAGCGCCAGGGGTATCAAAGCGTAGCTAGGTTCGCCCCCCAGAGCACCGCGCAAATAAAAAACTGCCGCAGATAATAGAACGGTGTTCCCATGAATCTTGACCAATGTTCAGCAAGGCTCACGCGGGGCACTTGAAGATTAGAACCGTATCTAACTATATGATAATATAATATATTATATATATATATACATATATATATTCTAATATTCATAATATTCAACAGGGTATACTTTTCTCTATTTTTATAGAGAGAAAAAGTATACCCGGCTTGAATATTCGAATATTATGAATATTCGATTAATTCAATGACTTACGTCTTGAATCTTGCTTGAATCTTGGATATGGGTTGAATATTGGAATAGGTCGCAGGGTCGGAGGGGTCGAGGTCATTGAACTCGTTCATAAGGTCATCCATCGCATCAGCATCGACAACCGAGTAATACTTTGATGCTTTGAGTCCTTTAGTCACGAAAACTCGTTCCTGTTTAACAAGCTCTTCAATCGCAAGCTCGCGCGCCTTCCCGCTCTGAAACTTACGAGACACGCAGCTCGAAAGGATTTTATTGTCCGCCGTTTTCGCGCACTCCGCAACCATAAAATTATAAATCTTCTCACGGTACGCCGTTTCGGCCAAGTCCCTTTCCCCGCCGCCTAGCGACTCGACGCATTTTTGAAGCGTCTGAGCATAAAGGAAACCGGTCAAAGTGGCCGCATAAGTAACCGCCCGGTCACTGACTTCCCCAGCGCTGCAAGAAAGAGCAATACATAGTTTTATAAACTGCTCGCGTTGCCGAGCGAACAAAGCAGATTCGAGATCGTCCGTCTTGCTTCTCGTTTGCTGCGCCAGGTTGGTGCAAAGCTCTGAGAACCAAGCCTCATTTTCAAACGTTATTTGTTTCGGGACCATTTCAGTGCTGATATTCCCGGCAGGAGTGCCCGCGTCCTTGATTCTGGCAAGCTCTCTAAGAATCGGGTCGGACAGGTCGAAGGGCTTAGTCTGCATTACCTGAGATCTCCCCGAAGCAAACCACAAGAAAAACCGGGACAACATCCCGTCATGCGCCAGGCGCGGAGTCATTCCAGCAAAAAATGCGTGCGGAGTGCTTCCGCCAAGGAGCGACACCATGGGCCGCTGAATAACCACCGGCTCTTTGCTTGCGTAGTTTTTGCCGATGTACACCGAGTTCGCGCAGCTAAAAAGCTTGAGAAGCATTGAAATAACTTCTTGTCTATAGCCGCCTTTGTCTTGGCCCATTTGCTCGAAGGCCCGGCCCATTTCGTCCATGATTATCAAACGGCGCGGCGAAACTGCGAGCGCATTTATTAGGCCCGCTTCGCTAGTGGAGTCGCCCGTAATGAGGTCTGGCTGTTCTGCCATCTCGCAGATACGCGCCGCCATTTCCTGCGCTTGTGTTTTACCCCATCCAGGCTTGGCAATTATCCCATGATAGCTATGCGGGTGAATCGTGCCGCAGGCAAAGTGCCCAGACTTGAGCGCACCCATAACGGCAAACGCTGTTCCTAAACTTATTTGCGGTTCACTGTATGGCAAGCCTGCGTCAATTGCGCGCGCCAGGTCGCCGACTATGCCGGGGCATTGTGCGAGTAGTTCAGTTTCGTTGTACACGGGCGTTCTCCGAAATACGGTAGAGGTCATCAGCAGTTATTTTGTATTCCTGCATTAACTTGTCCCAGTACTTCGTAGGAATGCCGCATTTAGCCCAACTAATAACGGTTGTTTGATGAACGTCGAGAAGCACCGCCAAATGTATCGTGCCTCCCGCCTGCTTAAATAAATCTTCAATGGTTCGTAATTTCATAGTTGACCGCGCCCTATAGAAAGTCTATATATCGAACATAGTACAGAGTTGGTCTAGTAATCAATAAGGAATTTATGGAATCTAATCATTATGAAGACTCGGACATTGAACCGAAGAACGATAGGCCGCTAACCAAAGAAGAGATTGCGACCTTCAAGAAGGCCTTAATTGATATTGAGGCCGACTATAAGGCTGTGGTCGATGCTGTCGGCTTGGGCCTGTATGCATTCCGCCGCGCGTGGCTCCAAATGACGTGCAGACTAAACACCGTAATGTATAAGGTGAAGTAATGAAACTAAGAACGCCAATAGTAAAAGCCGCTACTAACGCAAGGAGCGCAATCGATTCGGCGGCCATGCAGCTTTACGATGTCGCTCAGAAAGCCATGGATGAAGCAGGAACAGAAAGCGCATTTAAAAACGCGGAAGAAGTAGCAACTCTACTTAAAAGCTCTGCTCTTCAGTTGCTCCATCTCTCCGAGACTCTTAACAAAACCATTTTGAAATTAGCGGAGTTTGTCACACCAAATGGAAATTAAACGCACAAGCATAAGCAAACCCCCCAGAATCTGCATTTACGGCCAGCACGGTTCAGGCAAGTCTACTTTCGCAGCCGACTGCCCAAGCCCTGTTTTTATTGACATCGAAGGCGGAGCGGATAGCCTAGAAGTAGATGCATTCAACCGCCCGCGTACTTTTCAGGAAGTGTGCGCGCAGCTTAAGCACTTAGGCACAACCAAACACGAGTATAAAACTATCGTGATTGATTCGCTCGATTGGCTTGAGAAACTAATCTGGAATGATACCTGTCAGCAGGTCGGCGCAAGTGACATTGCCGCTATTCCTTATGGCAGAGGCTACAAGATGGCTGAAGTGCGCTGGAGTGATTTCCTATCGCAACTTCAAGCGCTCAATACTCACGGTATGATGGTCGTCTTACTCGCGCATTGCCAAATTACCAGATTCGAAGATCCGGAACGCGAAAGCTATGACCGCTATAATCTTGACCTGCACAAGAGCGCCGCTGCGTTGTGCGCTGAGTTTGTAGATGTCTTGGGATTCCTTAGCTTCAAGGTGCGCACGGATGTTAAAGACGGCAAGTTCGGGCAGTCAGTAGTGAAAGCCAAATCGAGTGGTGACCGTGTTCTATACCTAGAAGAGCGCCCGGCATTCACTGCAAAAAACCGTTATAGATTGCCGCCGTCGATAGAGCTGCCCGAGGAAGCGCCGTGGGGAACATTTGCGCAGGCACTGAAAGAGGCTAGGAAAACCACACGCAAACCGGCACAGTCAGTATTAGTAGAGAAGAAAGCGGAATTACCCGCGATTGTAAAATAAGGAAAAACAAAATGGGAAACTTAGACTTGGAATTGGAATCAGTTGAAGCGAATGAATTTGAATTGCTCCCTAAGGGAGAATACAAAGCAATCATAGCGGCCTCTGAAATCAAGACGACAAACGCGGGAACCGGCACTTATGTCAAGGCTGAGTGGCTTATTGTCAGCGGCGAGTATGAAGGCAGAAAGATTTGGGAGATGTATACCATTACTAACCCGAATCCAAAGGCTGTGAATATTGGCAAGGCGCAGCTTAAAAGCATTGCAATGGCTCAAGGCATGCCAGCAAATGGCACTGTAAAGAACCATGAAGATTTGCAGGATAAGCCCGTAATGATTCGCGTAAAAACCGAGCCCGGACAGGGCGAGTACGGACCCAAGAACCGCATCTCTGGCTATATGCCGATTGCAAAGAAGCCCGTAGGGGAAACAACACTAGAAAACGACACGCTGCCCTGGACACAGGCATAGCAAACAGATTTGCGGCTCGACAGAGTTTGGGTCAGTAGCGCTCTTGCCTCGTAGCGTGCAAAACACGGGGCTCTAAAACAACAGGAACACATAAGCATTTTAATTTTGATTCTATTTGCACGTTAATGGCACAGGCAAACCTACATACCCTTAAAAACCTGTGGAGCGCTGTAATCTTGCAGGCTATTGCAGATTATAAATATGCGAGCTGTGACAGGACTCGGCAAAGTGCCATTGAGTTTTTTGATTCGGACATTTTCAAATCCGTTTTAGATGTGATGGGAATCCCTGAAGATAGGTTCTCGGACCTCTATCTAATCGGTCGTAGAGACGTAGATTTTGCAATGCTTTTATTATGATACTCCGCCCCTACCAACAAGAAGCGATAGCTGCACTCTGGGAGCACTGGCGCGCGGAGCCTAATAGCACGCCGTTAATTGTCTGCCCCACAGGCGCGGGGAAATCGCTGATATGCGCGGAAATAGTGCGCAAGATACTACTAGCCGCGCCTAAGATGCACATACTTATACTGTCGCACCGGAAGGAAATCATCAGGCAGAACGCCGATGAGATACACAACTTGCTGAAGATCCCGGTCGGTGTGTATAGCGCAGGCCTCGGTAGCAAGATAATCAGGCAAGTGACGTGCGCTAATATTCAATCTGTATTCAAGAAGCCATTCCCAGCGCAGGGCCTCATCATAATCGACGAAGCGCACATGATTTCCGAATCATCCGATTCCATGTATCGCAAGTTTCTTGACGCCCAGCCGCAAGCGAAAGTAGTGGGCCTAACTGCTACTCCTTACCGAATGGACCGCGGCTCGCTAGTAGGCGATTTATTTACCGGCATTGCGTATGACATCCCGCTAAAGCAACTTATAGAACAAGGCTATTTAGCGCCTCTCATCTCTAGACCCACGGGCGCACCTATAGACTTCTCTCGAGTCAGGAAGTCCGGCAACGATTACAATCAGGAAGCGCTCGAGCAAACCATGTTGCCGCATACGCGTGAGCACTGCGAAAGCATAATCGCCAATACAACAGACCGGAAGCACATCCTAGTTTTCTGCTCTGGTATTAAGCACGCCAAAGAGTGCGCCGAGCTGCTACCCAACGCCGATTATCTTACCGGCGAAATGGACCCGGTTACGCGAGATAATAAGATTCGCGCATTTAAGAACGGTAGTACTCGGATTCTTTGCAACGTCGACGTTCTTACCACTGGTTTTAATGTTCCTTCTGTCGATTGCGTGGTGCTGCTACGAGCTACTCAGTCGGTTGGATTGTATGTTCAAATCGTGGGGCGCGGTAGCAGACTAGCCCCCGGCAAAACAAACACACTGGTACTAGACTATGGCAAAAACATACAAACTCATGGACCGATTGACCTCATCGAAATCAGGGAGCGCCGCGGCAGCAAAGACCCGCAATTCTCCATCCCGCCCGTCAAAGCCTGTGATGAATGCGGCGCAGTTGTTTCCATCCGCACGACAACTTGCCCAGGGTGCGGCTATAATTTCCCGCCCGCATCGTGCAAACTCGAAAAAGCCCCGGAAACCGCAAGCATCCTGTCAGAACCCGAACCCGCTCACGCGGTCCGAAATACGGAATATAAGATCCATATTAAAGAAGGTAAGCCGCCAATGCTCAGAGTTAGATACTGGACTGGCACAACAGCTTATTACGATCTTTACCTCTGCTTTGAACACGCCGGGTATGCGCAGCAAAAAGCAATCCAAACGTGGAAAAAACTCCAAGGGGGGAAACCGCCGCAATTCTCGACAGACGCCTACATGAGAGCTATGAACGGGGAATTAGCGATTCCTGGCGCTATCCGTGTAGCGAAGCGTGGTAAGTACCACGATATCACGCATTTTATTGACCTTAAAAAAAAAGAGAAAGAGGACTTGTCGTGGCAGGAGGTGGAGAACCTTTACATATAAGTCCATTTTTTAACCTTAAAAAACAAGAGACAGAGGAATCATGGCAAGAGAAGAACCAGCTATACATTTAGAGCCCGACATTATACTGACGGGAGAAACATCAGTGAGGGTTCGGCATTTAGAGCTTGAGGGGTATCTTCATATATTTTTTAACAAAACAGCAAACGCGTGGGAGGTGAATTATGACAAAGCCGGGACACATCAAAGAACTAGATTCTGCTCAGAAGAGGAGATAAAGCAGTGAGTCTAGTAACCCGCTTTCTAAGAAACCCGCTAAAAAGCATACTAAACGCCCTTCCGCAAGACCCAGACGATAGTGCGGGGTGGGGGCCTTTCAAGCTTCCCCCCGAGCACCCTTTTCATAGGGCCGCGCGTCTACATGATATCGCGTTCCGCAATAGTGCCACGGGTACGGACCGCCTTAGTGAACAAGATTGGCTTCTCTTCTGGCGGTTCGTAATGCTCGCAAGAGCTGAGCCGGACCCGATCCAGCGCTGTCACCTTGCTATGGACGCTTGTAAATACTGGCCGCTTGCGCGGCATTTTGGGAGGTACCTATGGGACTCTACGAACAAGGAATCCTAGGCGCATTGGACACGGCGCGCGCAATTATAAAATCTTATATGTTGCCGCTACCACTAGACCGGTGCGAAACTCCGCAAAGAATACATGCGGCGTTATCGAACAACATCCTCGAATTCATCCTCGAAGACATCGGGCGAGTCATTGCCGGAGTTTCAAATCCAGAAGCGCCTGTTCGAATGGATATCCCAACAAGCGGAGTCGGATCCGCGCTATTTGAACATCTTCGCGGTGCCGAACAGCGGCAAACGATCCGGCTGGGAGGCGAGCATGCACCTGCTATCGGGCCTGAAGAAGGGAGTGCCGGACATAGTGATAGCAGTAACAAGACGGCACAACGGCTCCATCTTGTGCCCCGGAGCGTACCTGGAGATGAAAAGTGAGAAAGGCACCCTAGCGCCCATGCAGGTGAAGTGGCTTGCTAGACTCGACGCCCAAGGCTACGCAACATGCGTAGCGTATGACTTCGAGACTGCCCAGAAGTTTATCAAAGATTACTTGTCACTAGGAAACGGTAGCTGAGCCTTAATCAGCTTGTGCACTACCGCAACCAGTGCCGCAACGATTCCCGCCTTGGTCGGATTGTCGATTATCATAGATATTAGCAAGCGGAAGTCTACGCCCGGCAGTAGCGCGGGAATGTTCGCTAGCAGAATAAAGAAACCGGATAGTTTCAGCTTCTCACCGTTGAACGGTAGCAGTGCAAGTAGCTTGTCTAGATTCTTCAGCATATTTACTCCCTAAAAGTTGGCCCACGGAACGCGGGATTCAGCCGCCCGACACGTACGTCATTGATCCACACTTCGCACATAGGCGAGCCACTAACGGTAATGGCTTTTTCTGCAAGCCTATAACCCCACTGCCCAGCGTAGTAACGCACACGGCCATCTACACACAAATCAGGGTCTCTAGGCATTCTAGCAATTTCTTTTCTGTTTTTCGCTGCAATTATAATAGCTTGCGGTGCGTCAAAGGGTGTAATTAACACCGGTTTTAGTTCTTTAATTGCTGGAGGTACGTTGCTTTGCTCCGCGTGACTTTTCCAAAGCGTGTTTTGGAGTATCCGCACACTGCCGCGCTTAGTGGCTAAGAACGCCACGGAGTTGACTAGCTCTTGACTAGGCCATGCTTTGCGCTCGGGTCTTGGAGTGGAATCGCTGCCGGTTTTCTTGCCATTGAATTGAGGAGCCCAGAGAAATAGGCACTCTGAAGCGCCGTGCACTTTTGCTATTTTAGGAACATCCGAATCAGGCGATGACATGCCATCAAAAGCGTAATTATAGCTACCAGTGTTTGGAGCCGAATGCAGGCCATGCACCTCGTTTTTGTATTTACGCGATAAGCCCCCGCGCCAAGGGGTGTTCACAATTGTGCACGACTCCGCAACTTCTGCGCACCTCTTAAGGTACGGGTCAGGCGCTGCAATGTTATGCTCGCAGAAAGGCGATACTTCCCACGTAACACCGGGATAGCGTGCGGCTAGTTTGTTTACTCGCCGAGCCTCTGAAACCATCTTACGCAGCGAACTGGAGCCAAAATTATGACCATCATCCCAAAGCAAGTGAATCCTAACATGCTTGCACCCTTTCAGTACGGCGCGCTCTATTGCGGGGAGCGAGTCGCCAAATGTGTTCGCAAACGCCCCGAGCGCAAAGCCTTCGGGGATGTCAATATTAGGGTACTTCGCAAGCCCGAGTAAATCTATGCCGTAGATCATAGCATCCAGTCTCTAATTATCCCTAGGGCCTCTTTGCCTAGGAATGCTGCCCCCATAATGGCCAGGGCCGCAAGAGAGAATTTTTGATACATTACCAAACCGGAATCGAGCTTGACGTTGAAATTCTTGATATACCCGGACAGGTCGGCGCAGGTGATTGTCAGCAAACGAATGGCTTCGGCGAGCTGCTTATTATCGTCCTGCCGCGCTTCTTTCTGCTCTTGAAGCATTTGCCCAAGTTCCTCATGATCGCTGCGGAGCTGCTTTAATTCTCCGCGCATGAAATCATATTCGCCGTTTTGGTTCATACAGATATAACCCGCTTCATTATGCTAGGCACATAGTTTAGTGTCTCGCGGTAGTACTCGCGGTTAAGTTTTTTCTCTGCAATGTCGTTTGCAATTCCGGTGCTAATAGCGTCCCAACTTGGGCCGTACTTTTCTATCCACATCTGCACTTTGCCGGGGCCTGCATTGTATGCAGCTAGTGCCAATTCAGGAGTACCGAACCGCTTAAGCTGTTTCGCTAGGTAGTATTCGCCAAAACGCTGGTTTGTTTCTTTGTCCTTAAGGTCGTAATCAGTCACGCCTAGTTCCTTCGCGATATCTCGCGCGGTGCCCGGCATGATTTGCATCAGACCTTGAGCACCTTTAGGCGAAACGGCGTTTGCGTTGCCTCTAGACTCCTGGTGTATAACAGCGTTTACAAGAGAGCGCGGTAGTTCTGTCTTGGCCGCTACTGGCTCCATGGCCTGCGCTTCGCTGGGGCCTATTGCCTTACCTACCTGGTCGATTAGCTTGCTTAGGCCTGCCGTATATGCGCTGGTAGTCTGCGCCGCTGGTTCTTCCTTTTTGTCTTCCATAGCAAGACTCCTCGCCATCGATGCGGCCACTATATCAACCATCTTATTTACAACGTGCTTAGGCGCTGAGCGCGTTGCCCACGCTTTGGAGAATTGAGGCTCAAAAGCTATCTTGATTAAAGTGTCATTAGCCTTTGCAAGCGCATTCTCTACTCGAGACTTCATCACGGCATCAGCAATCGCGCCGCCCGGACCAGTCACTCGCTTGATAGCCCCAAGCGCAAGCGCCTTGATGGAATCAGCAGTAAGTAGCTTCTCCGCAGTCTGCGAGCCACTAGCCGAGCCCTGCCGCGTCATTGCAAGATAGTTCGACTTTGACAACACGTCTTTCTTGACGTTGCTCACTGCTTTTATCTGGTCACTAGTTAGAACGCGGCGCACCTTTCCAGACTTAATTGCGCTACTCCACATGCGCGCAAAAGCATCAGCCTTAAAATTCCCCGTTGCTGCATTAGTTGACCTAGTAACTAAATCATCAATAAAAGCTGCGCTGATTGCTTCTCTTGCATTCTTTGAATTAGATGGAATCTGCCCGGCCGCTGATTTTTTAGTGATTGCGTCAATCGTTTGGTCAATAGCTTCTGGAGTCCTAAGCACCTTGCCCATTATCTCGGACCTGTTGAGCACAGGGCGATTGAATTTAGTTTCAAGAATATCGCCGACAACCTTGTCTTTAAAAGTCGCCGCTTCGCTTGCCGCTAATTTTTCAGCGCGCGCAATTCTCGGATTCACCGCCGCGATATCGCGCATTTTCTTACTGAGCCCAGAGAACATTCTATAAGCATTCTGCCCTTCTGGCCCTGCAACATTCTTGAATGAACTCGCCGCTTCTTTTATGAGCTTCTGCTGTTCGATGAATTGCGTTGTAGTTAGCTTGTTACTCTTGCCTCTAAGGTTGTTTACAATCGAAAGCGCTTCTTTCGGGATGTCCTGCCCATTCGCTTTAAACTCTGAAATCGTATCGCTCACAGCTTTTTTTGCCGGGAATATATTGATGAGCTTTTTGGATGCTTCCGCAGATTTATATGCGTTGCCAGTGATTTGCTTAGCCGCCGCTGCTCCCTCTTCTGCCGCCGCTGCAAGGATCTCACCGGCCTTCATTGGTTCTCTAAGAACCGGAGACACCTCAGCGACTAATTGACGCTGAGCAATGGCCCGAGCATCGTCAAGCTTTGCGCCTATTGCAGCAGCAGATTCGCCGGTGGGGCCCAAAGTACTTGCGCCAAGGCCCTTATTTTCAAGGGCAGAAGTAACTTGTGCGAGTCTTGGATTCTTAATTGCTTCGGCCGTTCTCATGTATTGAGAAAGTGGCCCCTCTGGTAAAGCTGCTTTTGCAATCTCTTCTTTTGTCGCCGCTCCAATAACATCGTCAACAATAGCAGACGCGCGGGCGTCTGTGCTTCCCAGCCCGAAAGCGCCTAGCAATTTGCTGCCGCCAGACTTGGCAAGCGCCCCTAATAGCCCAGGAGCCGCACCGCCGCCTATTGCCCCCAGTAGCGGACTATAGCCAGCATCGCGCATAGCTTCCTGACCAAGACCGGAACCGATAGCGGCTTTAAAGCCGCCCAGCCCAGGCACAAGAGCCGCGGGCGCATATTCAGTCGCCGCCATTAAATAACGGCCCTCGTCAGTGGTAGGGTTCACGTCGCCGTACAAAGCCAAACGGAGCTTATCTAGTCCCGCTTGCGCTGATTGGCTTTGTGCTAGCTGGTCCATCCCAGGGTTAGAAAGCCCCATTGCCTGAGCGATTCGCATGCCCTGAAGATTCGGGTTCATTACATCTGCGGCACTGCCGAACAAATTAGCCGCGCCCTTGCCGAACGCGCTCGCATAACTACTCGCCGTGTCGAGAATCGAGGGTTCGGGTGTCGCGAACAAATCATCAAGCGAAGCGCCCGCACTGGGCGCGCTCACTGCGCTCGGAAACTCGGCAAACAAATCATCAAGACTCGGCATTCTACAGCCCCAACTCTTTAGCTATTTGTTCTTTACTCATTCCGCGAGCTTTTAAGACTTGCGCCTGTGCTAACTGCTCCGCGCTTAAAGGCTTGGAAGTAGCAGGAGGTGCACTGATAGCCTCTCTTTTAGCAATCCCAGCGCCTTCAAGGATTGGCGCGCTGCTAACCTTGCTCTGAATAAAGCTAAGAAGCCCTTCGGTCTTTTTCTGTGCAGCTTCCGCACTGTCCCAATATGTTGGGATGAACTTATCAACGGTGCGCTTTGCGTCCTGGTCGGTTAATACCCCAGGCACAATTCCGCTAATCTTGCCAAAGATTTGCGCGGAAATAGCGTCTCGCGTTGTTTGCTCATCAGTCATTGAAATGTCTTGAAGAGGCCAAACGCCCTTAAGACCCTTTAGCTTTTGAGAAGCTTTGTGAGCCTCTTGCATCATTCCCCGAATCTCTGGAATCGCCTCGTTGAATTTTTTGGTTTCCTCGAGTTCTTTAAGCGCTGGTCCCTGCATCTTTTCAGGGAGTGCATTAATCCCCGCAAGTTCTGGACTTAATGCGGTTCTGCCAGGCTGAGAAGCTAACGCCTCTTGTTCCTTTAGCAACCTTGCATTTGCTGCTTCGATTGGCCCAAGCGCCGTTTTCTGTGCAAGCACTTCAGCAAGCTTCCGCGCGCTATCGCGTTCATACTTCGCTTCTTCCGCAACCGCCTCTTGCTGCAACAGTGCCTTCAGCAAGTCCTTCTTCCCCGTCGCGCCGGTCCAGCCCTTGGGGGCGTCTTCCTGCATGTAAACACTGTTTAGAATCGGTATGTTCTTTCCGTACACATCGCCACTAGCGACAGGCCCAAAGCCTTCAGTGCCTTCAGTGCCCGTAAGCTGCGCGGCCATAGCGTCCTGTAGCCCGCTCGCCTTATACGCATCAAACTCTTTTTCGCGCGCATTACGCTTGCCGATCCCGTTAAGCACCCCACCCACAAGCGCCTGCACCATTGGCCCCCAAATAGCCTGGGAGCTGGTTTGCGGCTGCACATATTGCTGCGCTAGCTGCGAGGCCTTATAGTACGGGTCATCAGCTAGATACTGGTCACTAGTCTGAACCTCGCCCCGGATTGCGTCGTAAATCGTCGCCATAGATTACCAATTCTCTGTTGCGTAGCTCGCTAACCCGCCAACAATGGCCGGAGCCACCGTGCTAACTATTTGGCTTCCGTAACTAGGCCCCTTCTGCTTCGGCGCATTATCCCACGCCCATTGCTGCTTAGTCTGCGCTCTACGGTCCTGATAAGCGTCGTATTCCATAGGACTCGAGAAGCCGTACTGCTGCCACGCTTCATCCCCCCCCCCGCCTCCTCCACGAGGCCGCTCCTTAGCGTTGCGAAGCTCCAAGTCCGCGCCCTGCTGCTGAGCGCCAAGTGCTTGGCTATACTGCAAGTTCGCTGAGCCCATTCCAGACTGAGCTCCGGAAAGCGCCATGTAGTCCGCCAAAGGCATCTGCCGTCTGCGGTTCTGGTCTTGGAAGCCCTGTTCTCTTGCGCTGCTTCCAATGTCGAAATACTGCTGAGCATTCTGGCCAGCGATCCCCTGAGCCTGTACAAGAGCGCTTGACTTCGCATCATTCTGACGCTGAAGCATCGCAGACTTCTGTTGCTCATAGAGCTGCGAGCCCATCGGGATGCCACGGTTAAACATTTGCTGCTCGAAATCATCGGCTTCAGCTTTCATCTGCGGCTCTAAGCGCCGAGTGAAATCATTGTAAGTAGAATCAATCTGGTCTTGCCGCCATTTATTGAAATCATCGCCGACAACCTGATCCGGCAGCGCCTCCCAATCAAAAGGCTGGTTGAAACTATCCTTCACCGCGCCGAGCTGATCGTTAGCCATTCCGCCGAGTTCAAGGTCAGCCTCTTGACGCTGGTTAATAACAGCGTTTTGGCCTTGGGTTAGGCCCTCGAGTTTCTGCTTACGAGTGGCCTTTACAGGGTCGCGGCTGTTGCGCTTTGCTTCTTTGGCGTTTGCGCCCTTGCGCTCCAAAAACGCAAGGCGCGTGTTTATCTTCGCCTGTTGTGCAGGGTCCGTTGACTTCGCAAGCTTTGCTTTCAGCTCCTTAGTCTCATTGACCGGAGGCTTCGCCAGTACGCCTTGAGTCTTTGCCATAATTACCTCATTCGGTTAGGAGGAGGAGCAAGTACGCCAGCAGCTGGGCCGCGGTTCGTATCAACCCTTCGCCGACTAAGCCCAGGCGATCCGCCGCCCCGAACCTGATTCCCCTCAACGTTACGCGCCGGAGGAACAAAGCTCCCAAACTTAGAGAACCTATTCATATTAGGATCTCCCCCGCCCATAAACTGATTACCCGTCGGATTCCTAGCCTCCGGTGCGCGCATTCCGTCCGTTTGAAACCGCCCAGCGCCTACGCCCTGCCCGGCAATAGTATTGGGATTCTGGCCCATGGTTCTTGGAGCCTGCATGCCTAGTTTCATGCGCTCCATTTGCGCAGGGTCTAACTGCTGTTGGAAACCAGCATCATTCTGCATCGGCGTTGGGCGCTGCATGGGAGGAGCCATGCCAGGACGCGCAAAGCCGGGATCGTTCTTAAGACGCTGTGCATCCTGATGAAGGTCACGAGGCCGCCCGAACTGATCTAATATCGGCTGCCCGCCTTGACTCCGCTGCATAGCGTCATTCGCAGCGCCGTATGCCGCCTGATAATCTCCATAGCTTCCGCCTTGCTTCATTATTGGACGGCCCGCAGAATTCACGTCCCCGCCATCCATCGCCCTCATCGGCCCGTCCCAAGTCGTGCCGCCGTTGCTAGCGCCGCCCTGGTATGGCTGCTGCGTGCGTATCGCTTCTTGCCCGCCCGGACCCATGGCTTCCATGAGTGGTCCGCCCGTCTGCGGCCCCTGCGGCCTGCGCCCTGCTTGCTGGTGATTCTGCAAATACTGCATGCGCGCCTGCTGCCTAGCGGTTCCTTCCCCGCCATTGGCCGCCGCCTTGGCCTGTAAACCCTGAATCTCTCTATTTCTTCCGCCGCCCCGCATTACCATAATTCTCCTGCTTCCTCGATATACGCAGTCGCTGCGTAAATACTTTGATTCTGTGTCGTACTACTTCCAGACTTTGCTTTCTGCGTAAATTGGAACGAAACGCCCCCGCCAGCGCCAGACGCCCCTATGATAGGATGATACTGATTAGACGCTTGGTTCGCACCATCTTCTTTACCGTCGCCATAGTTAGCAGGGTTGACTTGCGTAACCATGCTCTGCGTGTACCAGCCAAGAATTGGTGAATTATAATCTGAATAGTCGAATATCGCGCGCACCTTCTCGAAGTACCCTGAGATGGTATTCTCAAACCACACCCTTACCGAATTAACCTTATTCCCCACGCCTTCAAACGGCGCAAAATATGGGGTCTTCCAAGAAGTTTCAATGTTTAAAGCAGGCAAAGGAGGCGCGTTAATAGTGCTCCAATAGAAAGAATAATCTTGTGAGCTCGTAAAATCTAACCGAGTTGCCCCGTTAAACGTTGGCGCATAATAAGCAAGAGAGGTCGAATTCTGTTGTACACCTGGCGCAATTGTGGTCGTTATCCACAACGATATAGCGCCTAAAGATCTGTGGTACACGAAAACAAAATTAGATCCCCCGTAGTTGCCTATAGCATTTGACAAAAGCCCCTGAGTCCCTCCGCTACGAACAATGATTAAATCATATTCTTTAATGTAAAACACATGGGGGTAATCTGCCACAGCACCGTTCGCCCAGCCAACTTGCCTCCAAAGATTTTCTATTGGTTTAGTTGGGCTGTTTTGATAAGCACTTTGAGCACCGTTTGAAAACAATTCTCTGAACCAATATCCATATTCAGACGTTGCAATAAAAATATCGCCATCGATTTCAAGGAAACATAAGCTATTGGCCGGAGCTGGCATGCTGAAAGCGCCAATGAGAGTCCAATTAGCTGCCCCTGGATTGTCGCCGCCGTATATTAAAACCTTGCCGCCGTCGCCAAACGCAACAAAAACAGAATCAGAAGCAATTCCATTCTGCGCAGTGACTGAAAAAATGCGAGACAATGATTGCCCGTCTAGCACAGAAGCAAGATCAAGCGTATTCGCTGCGGGCATGGCCCCAAGGACTTGCCCAACAGTTGAATAATTTATTACAGTTCCAGCGCCGTAATATAGTCGCCCTCTGTGGGAGCACGCTATTTTAACTGCATTCATTGCTAACGTTGCGGGGGTTACTCCATCCGCCCCAGTGTATGCCGCAAACGGATATGTTTTGCGACGTGGATCTCTTAGGCCTACTAATATCTCTAAAGAACTATGCTTACACAGCGTCGCGTTTGTAAGAGTCCCGCCGACAGTGCCGGTCAAAGCACTATCGACAGCCCCAGTGCTAGAAACCACAACACTACCAGGCGCTACTCCATAAATCCCATAAGTTCCAGCCGCAATAGAAGCATTGCTAGGGTCTATCCAATAAGGTGTTCCGGTAATTGCGGAATTTGCGTAATCTCTTACTGCTGGGCGCATAACAAGCCGCCCATCCTTGATGTAATAATTCGTAAGCTCTCGCGCATAGCCGGAGTCAATACCGATATTAAACGGTTCAACAGTATTCAGCCCCCGAATAGGAAGCGGGATGGGTACTCTCTTACTTCTTGGCGCCACCTGGCCCCCTTCCTGTTCTGGGTATGTTCGTAGGCTTAGCTGGCGCATTAGGCGCGTCAAGATAGGTTTTAATTTTGGACTCCAAGTCGCTATTGAATTGCTCATTGTAATCCATTGAGCCCTTGGCCTCATTCACTGCGCCAGCTTTTAAAAGCCAATCAGCAACCACATTTTTTCTCGCCGCGTCAGCATCTAAATACTTCTGCCCAAACTTTTCAGGCAAGAACGCATAGCCGGTAATGTCCCCCGCCACTAGGTCCGATTCCTTCCGAGACTTTGCAAACTTATTATTTACCCAGCCCTCAACAGGATCCGCGCCCACGTAATCAGCCGCTAAAGCCTTATTGAATAGCTGCTTTTTGTCCCGACCGCGCCGCAATTGGTCAATATAAGTAGTGTCGATCTTTAGCCCCTGCTTCTGGAGCTCATGCAGACGATTGCGCTCTTTCATCCAAGCGTTTGTTGCAAACCGATTCGCAAATATCGTAACGGGGTTAATCTTGGCATCAAGCTTGTCAATCTTGCCCATGGTGCCACCCCATTGGCCCTCGGCGTAATTACCGGCCATGCCCGCAAGCCCCGCCGTGTAAATATCCCCGACCGCCATGGCCACACCCTTCTGTGCCGCAAGCGCCTTGTCCTCGTCTTGATAGGAATTGAATTTTTTAGCGTTGTTATAAGTATCCATCGCAGCAGCTAAATAGCCGCCCGTGCTGGTCGTTCCTATTCCCGTAGTATTCGCGAAACTTCCGGTGTTCGCCGCCGTATTTGCAGCAGTGCTAGCACCTACCTGCGTACCGGTATTGGCAGCATTTGCGGCATTGGCCGCAGCCATACTACTTTGCGTAGCGCCGCCTACCGCATTACTCGCGCCCGTTGCTCCAAGATTATACGACGCCTGCGCTGCTGCTGCTTGCGCCGCTGCTTGCTGAGCTGCTGCCGTAGCGCCCGCATTGAAAGCCTGCTGCGACGCCTGCCCCGCTAGCTGATTATAAGCGATATTCTCGGCTGCTGTGCTCGCTAGTTTTGTGCCAGTACCAAGAAGTTCCTTCGCGCCCTCTTTCGTGGCCGTTTTGATTGCCTTATTGGTTATCTTCTGGCGCGCCGCGTCCTGCTCGGAGATACTCTCTTGCACCTGCTCGGCGTACTTAGTTTGCTGCGCAGGGTTATAGCCAAGAGAGGCAAAATACTTCTCGAGTGCTTCCTGGCTGGTTATACTCATATCCCGAAATCTTCCTCCGGGTAACTCCACGGGCCAATCATCGGCGTGCCCGCGAGACTAGGACGCAAACTAATCACACCCGCATCAATCTGCTTAATCTCCGCAATCTCTAGCCCGCGCTCCGCGTCCTGCCGAAGCTCTGCGTATTCAAGATTTCGCTCGCGCTTAAATCTCCACACCGCGCCGTCAATAACGGAGTATTCATCTAGCACGAGCTCGTCAGTATCAAACTGAATACTCGAGTAAACGAAAGTGCTGTCAGTATCGATGCGCGTCCAGTTAATCAGTCCGTCCGAAACGGTTCCAGTCAAGTGAGTAGGTGGAGTTGTCCCAGTAGTTGCAGCGCCAGAACTGCCGCGAGTATATATGCGGCTATCATAACTGCAGTACGTAAGGCCAAGCCAACTCGTGCTAGCAACCCAGGTTCTTGGTTTAACAACATTGGTAGATATGTACTCAAACGCAATAACCTGCCCGTTCTCACTGGATGCGGGCACAGGATCAATATACATGCGAGTCCCTTCGCCGTACCCTTTCACGCGAAAACGCTGCCTCGGCTGCGTGCTAATCAAGCCCGATTTGAACTGTTGCCATTCCTGCGCGTTAAGCGGTCCAATGAGCGGCCAGCGCTTATCACGATTCCAAAGCGTTTCGGATTGGCGCCTATCATAATCGGCAGGGAAGCTATAGTAATCGATGCCCGTAAGTAAGGGGATAGTACCCTCGCGCTGAAGCTCTGCCCAAATATAGCCATCAGCTATTTCAACAAGAGTTTGCTTAATCATCGCGAGCAAAAGACGCGCGTTGCCGTCACTGTTCCCTACTAGTGTGGTAGGAGTCGTGATTTGCAGCCGTCCCGCACAGATTTCAGCAGCTTCTAGAATGTTCATGTGCTAATCCACTTAGTAGCGCTAACTTTGAAAAACACCTTGGCAGTTCCGGCTAGTATTACCACAGGAATATCGACCAAGCCCTCGTTAATAAACTCCCCACTTGCCGGATACACATTCAGCGCGTCCGCCGTATCAGAGTTTCTAACCATAGTTAAAGCCGATTCTATGGAAATAATCGGCTTAAGCCTCACTCCGTTCGCGCCGACCGCAACCGTTGTTACGCAATTAATCGAACTAGTAAGTAATGTCGCAGTCCCTTGAGTTATGCCCGCTGCCGTAATCGCATCCGAAACGGTTTCTCCAAGCATCCTCGCTTGTGTGGCAGAAAGGCCAGTGCCGTTTAAATCCGATGTAAGTGCCATCACTAAGCCAAATTCAAAAGTTCTCTAACGAACGCCCCAAAGCAACCGACCTCGCCCACCCCCGCGCTCTCTAAAAGTAGAATTTCCAGTTTGAGTTAAATCATATGGTCCGATAGTTCCCGACTGCGTGATAGAGCGCGGGTTTCCGTTCTTATCGTATTCTAGGCCAATTCCCACATAGCCTAAGCGATCAAGGATTTTGGTATCTTGTGGCGTGATAGTGAGCAGCGCCGCTAAAGCAACTTTACCAGCATCGTTTCCGTAAGCTGCGCGAGCTGCGACGTCTGCTCCCCCTACGATTTGAAAGTAAGCATTATTCTTTAAGTTTGCTGTGTTGTTTTTCAATCCAACGTAAACAATCGCAGCAGTATTGCTTTGATAGATGTTGTTAAAGAATTGGCAACTTGGACTCGAATCTACTCCTGCTGAATCTAAGTCAGTGCGCCACGCAACAGTCGCAGCGGTTCTAAATGTGAATGCATTGTGCCACATCCGATTGTTATTAGTTAACGTCGCATTGGCGTTATACAGAGAGCGGGTGTTCGTGGTGCTCTGGCCAGAGAAATCAATATCGATAATACAATTCCATGCCCAGCCATCAAATATATGTGTTGCTACACCAGCAGCAAACATTGATTGGCCGCCACACTCAGCGGGGGTTAGGATGTAATCGCAAGCGATCCATGCTTGGTTTTTATAAGGCGTGCTAGAAAAGGCAGCCCCCGTGTGCCTTTCCTTAATAATAAACCCACGAATATCCGCATCCGTTGTTACCGTAGGAAGATCATCAAAGAATGAAAGTCTTGATGTTCCATAAGGGCTTTCTGCAATAGTGCAATTTCTAGAGATAATTAGAGACGCAACAGCGCCAGCCCCAGCCGTATGGCCATAGAATGAAATTCCTCTACGCACCCAGGCCGCTGTCCCAGTTGGTAGCGTAGCAGCTACCAACGTACAATTTTCAAAGTACGTTTCCTGCAATCCAGTGGACGAAAATGTGTTATAAACCGTCTCCCCCGATCCGCCGGTTAGGGTAAATCCTGCAGAACAGTTTTCAAAGAATGTAATCGCCCCCGAACCAGCGCCCTGAAACTGCGCAATAATATGAGTGCCGCCGTAGTAGCCCTCACAGTTTGAGACATAACAAATTTCATCAGAGGCTTGAGAGCACCCTATTTGGTATGCTTGTGGACTGTGTGGGTTAGCAGTGTCTTGTCCAAATCCATCCACGCGGATGTTATCGATCCAGCAACCATCAACGGTTACCACTATTCCCGCTGTCGTCGAGGTAATATTACCCTCTAGGTTAACAGTATTAGGATTCGTTCCACCTAAATTTACGTGTAAAACGTTAGCGCCCCAGAAAAATGAGTTACTAGTAGCTTCACAGTTCGCCGCGCTGGTTTGTTTAGAGAGAACTAAACTTGTTGATTTAGAATTGTCCCAGCCCTGATACCTTACCCACGAAGTATCAACTACCTCTGCTCTTGTGTAACGATTGCCCGCCGCAAGAGTCCACCCCGACGCTGTATATTTCTGAGCGTAACGATTTAACCACGGCTTATTACCAGAGCCGTAAGCAAAGACCCTAACATTAGACCTATTCAGAGCAAGCGAAACGTTGGTATTCCACTCATCACCACGTTTTAGATAAAGGGTTGTGTCCCCAGAATTAGCAACAATTAGAGTATTCATCTCGGCAACGGTTTGCTTTGGAGAAAGCTCCGTGCCTGGATTGGCATCACTCCCAGACGTTGAGAAATAATATGTATTCGTTGTGGCAGTATTTACATAGTCACGGATGTACTGATAGCGGCGCGGAATCCACGACAAAAACGCGTTTGTTTTTGGATTGGGGAGCGGCCCCGTGGTAGATGCATAGTCATTTGCCACGATTTGACCTTATATGACTTTAGCTTGCACCGTTGCAGTAGCCACTGATCCGGTAGCGCCCGCGAATGCAGTCTGAACTCCGACGATTAGACTATCACACCCGAGACAGTCCCAAACATGAACCGAGAAACTTGGCGTAGTATAATTAAATGTTCCGTCTCTTGCATCGTTAGTGGTGTCAGTAGTTAGCGTTTCTACTAAATTTCCGCCCTTGCTATAGAGCAATTGCCAGGCGTCTGCTCCGGTTCTTCCAAAAACCTTAACAACAGGGGAAGTTATCGCCGTGAGGGTTGAATCATATTTAAGCCTGAGAAGAAGGTGTGTACCTGCCCCTTTGCGATTAAAGATGGAGCGGGTGGATGAGGTGATTTGAGTTTCGGGATTGGTTATAGACGCAGCGTCCTGAACCGCAGGGCCGCCCGCAGTGATTACAGTCTGCCAGATACTCGTGAGAGACACCGGCATTTCATATTTAAATTCGCCGAATCTACGGGAATCGATATCAGCAGCTAGTGCCATAAGGGGGCCTCTCTAAATAAAAACCCCCCGCCCAGCCATCGCGAACTAGGCGGAGGGAAAACAACACTAAACTTAAGCTGATTCTTTAATAATGAACCAAATGACTGAACTTGCGAGAGTGTCCGAAGCTCCAGTACTAGCAAACGAAAACCCAGAGCCAGAAGCCGCCGTAGTCGTACTAATTGAAGCCATGTTCGTGACTGCCCCTGCGCGTGTGTAGAAAATCCTCGCGCCAGTAGTTGCGCACGAAGTAGTTACCGCTACAGGGGTTGTTCCGTTAGGAGTCGATACGCCCATGCATGCAGTGGCCGGGGTTGCCTCTTGCACTGAGATGGTGTCGCCGGTGCCTGCGAAAATGAGGCTGCCGCCGTTTGTTACGTTGCTTGTAAGGCTTCCATTATTACCCGAGAAAGTCCAAATAGTTCCAGCGCCGCCAGACATGTTTATATTTGCCGATCCGTCGTTGACTCCGATTGTAATTGAGCCTGTAGAAACAGCCCCCGCGTCAATAGTAATAGCACCGCCAAGGCTTGCAACCTCGTTTCCATATGCCGTAATGCTAGCACCGCGAGTAGAGCCGGACCCGCCACCGCTGCGCAAATAGACAGCCCCAGAGTCCGCCCCATCAGCAGTCTGCTGTACGGTCATTTTCACTACTTCCGTTGCAAGCTGTGCGGGCATCCCCACGCCCATAAGCGTGCTAGGCGTAACCTGCCCAAACGCGGGAGCTGCAAAAAGCAGCGCGGATAGTACTAAAAGAATTCGTTTCATGATTCTACCTGTATTTCAGTTTTAGACGGTCTTCCGCGCTTCTTAGGAGCCTCGCCGAGCTGCGCTTCTAAAAGTTGCGTAAGCTTAGATGATAAATCCTCAACTTGGCTTCGCAGAGATTCATTCTCCTGCTTCACCATGTCGATTTGAAAAGTTGCCGCCGTTTTATCAGCGTTTCCTTGAGCACGTGCCAAGTAACTACGCGCACGCTCACAGTCACCGCGAGCGCCCATCCCCATCCCGTCAATGTCAGTAGGATTCATTCCTGCAAGACGCTCAACGGTGGTTATGTGGTAAGCCTTGTAGTGCTCAACCCGTGACGGGTCGTTCTTAAACAAGAGCATTAAAGGAGTGCCGAGGTCATCCTGACTTGCGTTTCTAGCAAAGGAATTCCACGCTTCGGGAAATCTGCGAATGTCTGACTGCTCGCCAGGAGCAAGCATCGTGATTTTCCATTTCTTGCTTTCCTCATCAAAGACCACGGTATCCTTGATTCTCTCAGAGATAGAGGTGCGCCCAAGCTCCCACGTGTGCGTAATATACACGAAGTTCTTTCGAACTATCCGCCCTTCTTTGGCCGTGAGGAAAGGCATTTCCTCGGCAACTACATGGAATTTGGTCAGTACTTTGTAAGGACTGGTATCGTCGAGCAATTCGACGTCATGAAAATCGTCAACTAAGCCCTCGATGTGTGTTGTTCTTTCTAGCATGTTGTTTATTCCGTTAAAAAAGCGGGAGGCCCCGAGAGGCCCCCCGCTGTCCAAGTTAATCTTGGCAGTTTGTGCACATCGTAGTTGCTGCAAAGCACTCCGTTGCAACCGTTCCGCCTGCGGCGTTAGTGGTGCAAAGAGTAAGACCAGCAATGAGGTCAGTAGCCGTGTCATCAACCGCGCAATCAGGTGCCGCAGTTGCCGTGGTGTATAGTTTTACGTTAGTAGCGCAAAGGGTAAGAGCAAGAACCTTAATTCCGCTTCCTACTCCGCCGCCTGGCCCAACGAAAACCCAGCCGTACGCATTATCTGCAAAGGCAACCTGCGGAATGCCGATCATAGTAGGCTCTGCCCCCGATACCGTAGTAGTACAAGGGATAAGCTGCCCGTCATTATCTACCTTGCCGACTGAATTAATCGACAAAGCGCCTTGAGCTTGCACATACTTCCATTTTCCACCCCACGAATCTTCACAAGCTTCGCCAACGGCAAAGAGTGCAGTCGTAGAGGTTTCTTCGAATCTCGCGCCGGAGATAGTCACCGGCTGAGGTACTATTGTTGACATAAAACTATTTCCTAAAAATTAAGCGTTATTCAAAACACCAAGACGGCGGAAGTTCTTAGCGGTAAGAGCACCCATCCACGCAAGGTACTCAATCTGAGCATCTTGGTTGAAAGAATCTCTTTTCGCCAAACGAACTAGATTGCGCTGCGAGTGCACCGCAAGTTCCATTACGTCAGGGTCAACAAAGTACATCGTACTTGCGGGCATACCAGCAATGGTAGGCTCGAGAACAACTTCACTCTGCTTGTACTTGTAGGTGTTGAACCCAAGCTTTGCGAGCGTTCCGTTGGTGTCAGTCAAACGCTGAAGAGGATGCACAGCGGACTCATAGAATCCGTAAGATGCATTATCAGCGAGCACCAACTTGGTCTTTCCTCGGTACGCCTGAATCAGAATGTCGAGCTGGTCCATGTAACCAACAATATTCGACGCGCTGAGTGCCGCACCACCGTCAGTGGCTGCGCGGTAGCGTGCGTTCTGAGCAAAGGTGTAAACTGAGCGATCGATTCCGCCGATTGAACCAGTTGCAGGAGTTCCCGAAATCAGGAGCTGCAATCCACCAACCTGAAGCCCGCCGTCAGCATTACCAATTGACAGAAGGTCAATGTTAAACTGATTTTCGAACGAAAGTTTCGCGTTCATTACGCGTGACTTGAGAAGGTCACGGTTCTGAGAGCGTCCCGAGTTCTGAAGAATCTCGCGGCCATGAGCCTGAATGTTCAGCGCTACTTGCTTCCACTCATATTCGAATGAGCTGAAAACGTCGGTCGCCGAAGTATCAAGCTGCTGAGCGCCTGAATACCGCTTGTAACTTCCGTTTTCTGCGAACATGATCGGGATGACGATCTTAGGTCCGCCGTCCTTCATCGTGATGCATCCGTTAGCTTTCAAGAAAGCCGAGAATGCGTTCTTTGCAAGAATGTTATCGAAGAGATCATCTTCGAGCATCTGCACCGTGGTTGAGAGTAACTCGTTAAAGTTACTGTTTGGGGTTGCCATTTAAATTCCTATTTTAATAACCCGCGCCGTCGAGAGCCTCATCTAGCGCGGAATTTAGTTTATCGTCGAAGTCCTTGCCCTTCAGTTTCCGCTTTGCCGTTACCGCCGTTCCAGGGGATCCAGTTACTGAGCTTGCCGCTGCTAGCGCTTTCGCTGCCGGTGCTCTTTGCTGAGGAGCCGCGAGAATTCCAGATTTTCGCGCCTCTCCGATTACGTACTCGTAAGCGTGGTGAAGCTGTTCTTGTGAAGACATTTCAGGTCTAGCTTGACGGATCTGCACAAGTGCGTCCGCAATCTGTGGCTCGAAGTAACGAACCAAAGGCTCGCGCTCCGCGCCCGTCGAATCCCTTCCTGCACGGAAGGTAGCTATTTCCTGATTTGCTTTTTCCGCAGCCTGACCACGCTTGAACTCTTCCAGTTCCTCACGGGCTGCTTTCGCGGCTTCGAAAGCTTCATCAATACGAGGATCGTAATTAGGATCCTGGTCTTGCTGAGCGTCATTTAGAAGGTCTTCTGGGGTCCAGCCACGTTGACGAAGAAGAATTGAAAACGCTCTTTTCGCATCATCTTCATTGTCGGACGTTAGCATTTCGTTCCACGCCAGCACTCGGCTTGTCGCCTCGAGCGGGTCGCGAATTCCTGCCATCGCGAGCTTTTGACGGTAAGGCTCGTAGACCTCACCCATCTTTTGCTCTATCTGCTTACCCTTCGAAGATTCGCCATGAAGCTTGTTGGCCCACTCTGTGCGCTGCTGGTCATACGCTACGAATTCGTCGCGCACTTCCTTTGACACCTTGGAGAGAGCCGCCTTAAGTTTGGCGGGCATATACTCGGGAAGATCGCTTGCCGGTTCCGGTTGTGGTTCCGGTTGTGGTTCCGGTGCTGCTTCGACCGAGTCTGCCTCTTCTTCTGACTCTGATTCAGTTTCTTCTGATTTAGTACGCTGTTTTTTTTCGGGCGCTATGCGCTTGGCTATTTCCTGAGTCTCTACAGGGTCTTCTGTGGTTTCGGTCTCTACGGGTTCTGCCTCTGCCGTAGCCTCGATTTCGCTCTCGGCCGCATCCATTGCTTTGTCGATAATATCATCGGTCATCTTCTGCCTATTGTTTTTTTGTATTCTTCAAGAATACGTTCGTTTTTATAACGGAGTTCGTTTCTGCGCGCCGGGTCGCTCATAATGGCCTCGGTCTTTTGAATGGCGTCGATTACCTTCTCTTCAGTAATCTTGTCGGTAGGTGTGTGAGCCTTACGGGAAAGCAGGTCGTTTCCAACCACTGTTAGGCCGTCGGCTTTAACTGCCCTGAGATATGCTGATTTCGACTCGAACACCTGCCCGGTGACAGGATGCGCAAGAGCGGGCATCGTGTCCTGGTGCACCGCCGCAGACATTGACTCCGCAGCCTCAGAATCGCCCGGCAGCCACTGATAAACGCCGTCGACTTTCTTGTAGATTGTGCGCATTGACAAACAGCGTACACAAAACACTGTGTCATGTAAGAGGAAAAAAACTTGCAGGCTGTGTAGTGCTACAGGGGGGCTACATGCTGGCCAATAGCATCAGCAGCTCGTCCTCTTCCTGCTGATTCTTAGCCTGCTGAGCCAGCACGGCGGGTAGCTCGAGCGCAACAGCCACCTCTGCGGGGAGCTCAATATGCTCCTCTTCCGGTACAGGCGCGCGCTTCTTCTTCCAGCCTTCGATATCGGCTGCCGTGATATTCCAAAACCACGGTTTAGGCTTGAGAAGAAATAAAATCGTCATTGAAGCCTAAAAATCTTAGTTCCGCCCGCAGTGCCTACGGTACCCTTGGACCCTTTCACCCCAGCGCCAGCAAGAGCCCCGCCCTCTCCTGCCCTGCCGCCATTTGCTTGCAGCGTGCCTTGGCTTATTAGATAGCGACATACGATGTAAACATACCCACCGCCGCCTCCTCCGCCTCCGCCGCCTCCTCCAGAGTTTCCACCTGCCGCGTCTCCTCCTGTCCCGCCTCCGCCGCCATTGGCACGGATGGTGCCGAGATTATTTAATGTGCAACACGCGATATAAACCACGCCGCCACCTGCCCCAGCTCCTCCGGTCCCGCCACCCTTATTGACTCCATCGCCAGCGCCCGAGCCTCCGGGATTTGATGCACCGCCGCCTAGAAGGTTTGTAGATGCGCGGTTAAATTTATATACAGGAGATATCTTTGCGAGCGTGATGGATCTTCCGGTTTGACCAAGGCCGCCAGCGCCAGCAGTTCCAGCCCCCCCAGCTCCGCCATTGCCTCCAGCTCCGCCGTGGCCCGGAAGGGCTATCAATGCGGTACCTGAATTTGCCCCGACACCCGTTGTGCCATTTGTGCCCTTACCGCCCGGATCGCCACTGGTTGTGTCCTGTATTGCAGCGCCAGATGCGCCGCCAGCACCAGCCGCCGCACCTGCCGCATCTGCCCCGTCGCCTCCGTTGCACGATATGATTGCGCTTGCCCCGATGGTCAGCGTGCCCCGCACGAATATGGGCGCCCCAGCTGCTGCGATCTCATGCGTACTGGAGAGAGTAAGGTTTCGATAGTACATCGGACGAGTCAGCGTCGTGACTGCCGCCGTTGAGAGCGTAACGTCCCCGTCTGAGCCATCACCCAAAATCCAAGAATCATCACCGTAAGAAAAAGTACTCACGAGTAAAGTCCTGTGAGAGTGCAAAACTTAAGCACATTGCCACTGCCGCCAGAAGAGCCAGAAGTCCCAGCGGTGCCCGTACCCGTGGGTGTTCCCGGAGTTCCGCCTGCTCCGCCAGCAGCTGCAATCGTTCCGCCTAAATCAGTTAGGGTTTCATATATGAGGTAAACGATTCCGCCGGAGCCGCCGCCGCCACCACCACCTGAGCCACGATTACCTGCGGCAGGGCTGCCGCCATTCCCGCCGTTACCACCGGGAGCGAGTATCGAAGCGCCAGAACGTAGAATTATATTGCGCGCAAATATGGCGAGCACTCCGCCGCCGGATCCTCCGCCACCGCCACCACCTCCAGCAGTACCATCTCCACCGCCGCCTGATCCTCCGCGCCCACCCGTACCACCTAGTAGCTGAGTGGATGCGCGCCAGATATGCACCGATGCGTAACGGAAAGGGAAAGAGGTAGTCGCCACGCCAGCGCCCGAAGCTCCACCAGCCCCAGAGGTGCCGTTACCTCCAGCCCCGCCAGCGCCTGAAGTCCCAGACCACCCGTTAGCGGCTGTCGGTGCTGTTGGAGTAGTACCCGCTGCCGTTGCTCCGTTAGCACCAGAACCGCCCGAGCCCCCGCCGCCCAAATCGTTGCTTGCAAGAGCGCCGCCCGTTGCCCCAGTTGTTGTCGCTGAGTTATTCCCGTTCGTAGGTGTGCACTGGATTATTCCGCTAATATCAAGCGTATCTTTTACGAATATCTTGTATCGCCCATTGTTGAGCGTGAAGGTAGAATTAATCGTAAGGTCATCGTAGAACTGAGTGCGAGTAAGAGTTGTGTTCGACGATATTGTGGCGTTGCCATCGTTGCCGTCGCCAAAAAACAGCCTGAGCGGATAGTGCGGGGGCTGATTGCGTCCTGCTGTGCTCACATTACCTCGTAACGCTTGCGCGGACGGATCCGCCGTTTGTCGGAGCTGAGCCACTGACAAGCTTCACCCTTATCGTGTTCGCCGGTAAAATTAAGTCGTTCGCATAGTAATCAATAGAAATGTTCTCGTAAGGGCCAAGCTCTTCGCAATCTGTGCTACCGGCATCAAACGAGATGATCACGGGTACCTCAGTTGAGTTGAAGAGCCTAAGCACCGCAGCATCACCGGCCATTCCTAGCAAATCTTGATATGACGTTGTGAGAGCGGACCCATCCACTTTGCCGTAGGGCTCAAAAGTTGCTGAGTTGACCGTTCTTGATATCGCTTGAATTCCGCTCGGGATGGTGCGGGCAATTATCCCGTACTCCGAAGCTCCCGGAGCCCTACTAACAACGTTCGGGGCTCTAAGTTCCGGCCCATCAAATCCGTCAGGATCTACCCCAGCAATCTGAATGGCTGATGCGGGGGGAGCAAGAGCGGTGGCCCCGATTGCGTCTGCAAGTTCTGTAAGGCCAGCGTTCGTGACAGAGAACGAAACAGCCTCCACGGCACCAATAGAAACGCTAACCCTTCCTCCACTAGTTTGCGCGCTTGTGACTCGCAGCGCGTCCCACGTGTCTACCCCAGCGACAGGCGCTGTAGGAAATGCCGTTTCTACGTCGATATAAGTAGCCGTTACCGCGCTTATTTTGCGCGAGACATTTACCAGGGCAAGGGTCGTCCCTTGCATCTCAACATAGTCGCCCGCCCGAAGGATGGCGGTAAAATCGTTGCCATCGGTATCTATGCGGGTAGTGGTGGTCGTGCCTCCAACGGGCCTATTCGTAGTGATTTCAGCCGCAACCGCAAGCGCACCCAGCGGCAAATCCGGACTGCTTACTATGACCTCGTTCCCGCTGCCGTCGTAAAGAATGACCTTCTGAAAGCGCTTGTTTGCTATCGTTTTGGTGGCAACGTCATACGGCGCGTTGTTGTCCGCGTACCCGTTCGAGACTGTGACTCCGTTGGCGTCAGTCATCTGCGTCTCCTATCTCTGCGATTCCCCCGTTCTCATCACGCTTGATTTTCATGCGCCTAGGCTTAGGTTCTGGAATGTGCACATTCACCACGGGTGGCTTCTGCGGTTCTTGCGATTGCGTGTCTTTAATAAGACGGAACATTTCGAGTGTATTATCGCTAGCCAATCGCTTTTCTTCAATCAGCTTTTCTTTCTCACGCAGCATGGTCGATTGCGCTTCTAGCGCTAACCACTGCTCCTCGATTTCCTTATCACTAATCTGCTTAGCGGCTTGGAGCTCTGCCTGCATCTTATCGATTGCATCCTTCGTCATGACCTTGGAGGCCTCAACTTCCAGCTTCTGAGCATTGAATGCGCCGTCTTGCTGCAGCTTCTGGTTCTCTAGCTTGAGTTTCTCAGTCTCTATGAACTGCCTGAACTGTTCTGCTTGCTGCTTGAGTCCCGTTTCTACTTGCGCGGCATAGGCCCTTGCTTGCGCTTCGGTGAACTCGGCCTGCGCCTTACCTTGTGCAAATTGGGCATCAGACATCTTGGCTTGAATTTCAGCGCCTGCTAGCTGCGCCTTGGTCTGCGCTTCCATTTGCTTGGTCTGCGAATCAATGCGCATAATTTCGATTTGCTGCGCTTGGTAGTCAGGAGGCGGAGGCGGTGGGTTCTTGGCATGCTCTTCCATTGCGCGGAGCGCTTTGTCCCATGCGCCTGCAAGTTGGCGCCCGGTGCGGAACGCGTTAGCAGCGAATAGCACCGATTCAATCATCGGCGTTAGTAACGCCGGAGGCGTATTTTGTACATTACTAAAGAGGCTAGTAACGGACTCGATGTAATTCATTCTTGACGCCTGCTCTTCGGCTTCATCGAGGGCAATGGTGGAATCTGTCGCAATGCTCACGCGGAACGTGCGCAGCCTGTCATCTCTTGCCAGCTTAAGCGCCGCGGGATAGTTCGCTTTGTCCTCATCGGACATCTGCGCGATTCCGCACATGAGAGCGAAGGTTTCGTCCGACACGAAACCGGGTTCGCACAAGATTTCCGCTGTTTTCTCCGCGACTTCTTCCCAGAAGCGCTGCACGTCGCCTTGCTTTTCCTCGAGCTTTAGTACCGTCCAGCGCGATTTCTTCTGCACTGCAGCTGCAGATTCGGTCGGGTCCGAAGCGCCGCGCACAATGTCAGGGATGGAGCTGATTTCGCCAATCTGCGCGAGGAGTGTTGCTTGGTACGCTTGCAGCGGTCCAATGGCCGCAATGCACTGCTCAAACGGCATCCAATCAACCACGGATTTTAGGCCGCCGCGCTCTGCAAATGCGGTCCACTGCTCGACCGGCCACGTTTCACCGTCGCGGAGCTTGAGCATGCTCTTGACATCGGCTTGCCACTGCTTGGCAACCGCGCCGACTAGGCGAATGCACTCGGCCATTGCGCCGATGCGTTTGGTGACGTTGTCAAGTTCTTCGGCTAGGGCCTCATAGATTTTGTAATCGGGGGTTGGGTAGAGCGAATCGGTGGTAGTGGTCGCCAAGAGCGGCCGCGGAGCTGCCCAAAAGTTCTTGAGCCGGAGCGGGTCTTTCTTCACGTCGAGCGGTGCCTCTTTATAGCCCGGAGAAATCCAGTAGGTGTTCTTTGATTCGATGTCCTGAATCTCGTACACGCACGCGGTGGACATATATTCTGTGTCTTTATCGGACTGCTCTTTCTGGTCTTGCAGTTCTACTGCATTCCCGATTTTCGCGCCGTATCTGTCCACAAGCTTAGTGCGGGTCATTTGCACTTCACGCGCAATCCAGCGGAGCTCGAACCACGAGCGGCACTCGGACCAGTAGAAATTCTTCCAGTGTACCCAGTCGAACACCGCGCGTTCGGAATTAGCTTTCACAAACGGTTCGCCGACAGGGTTGCCAGCTTCGTCGGTCGCTTGTTCTTTCTCCACTTCAAAGCGCACCCAACCGAACCCGCCGCCAGGCAAGAGCCGGTCTTCGACTATCATCTTCATGTTCGTATGATAGCGGTCTTTCTGTGAGGTAATATTGTAGGTAGTCGCGCGCTCGATAAGGCGGCTGGTGAGGTTGCCGATAGGGTCCGAGTCTTTAAACGTGCGCTCGACGACTACCTCAGGGATGCGTGCATATAACGCTGGCTTAAGTACTTGGACGTTACTCCAAAGCACGTTAAACATAACGCGGTTTGGGGAGCAGTTGCTGCTTACCGCTGCTTCGATTGCTGAAATATTGGCGTAGTTCTTGACTATCTTCTCGCCTAGCTTCTCGTATGCTACGCGGCGCTTTGATTTCTTTACGTGGTCTATTTCCTTGAGCCAGCGCGTGACTATAGCTTCTGGTTCAGTCTCTTTGATTCCGTCGCGCTGATTCATGCTCTTCCCAAAGTTCCGAAAGGGTAGGCTTCTTAAACTTCTGTTCTAAGGTCTTTTCGGCTGCTGGCTGGTCACGCACGAATGGTCGCGACGTACACCCGTATCTAACCGCGTCAGCAAAATGGTCGTCGCCCGCCGCGCAGTCTTCAACGTTATTGAGGTCGTGTTGAAGATTGGCGAGGCTATCGACATCGTCCGAAAATGTATTGAAGAAGTATAACAGCGGTACACCCGACTTGCCAACTAGTCTTTCTCTTAGCTGCATCCAGCCGCTAGCCCTGCGATTGTCCGCGCGCTGAAAGACCACGCCTTCCGTTGCGAATATTTCGAATATGGAAGGCCCGTGCCCGCGCTGCTCGAGAATATCGCCGCCTGCCACGCGGTAGGTAATGGAGCCGTCGTTGCGTTCACGGTCGAGTATTCCCTTGGCTATTTGGCTAGCCGTGGTTTTCGGTAGGCCCTTGCCGGTCCAGACCCTATAGACAACCAATGCCCCGCGCGGCAATGCGCCGCCCGGCGATACGGCAAACCACACGTGCGCGAACGGGTCGCCGTCGCCTGCCGAGCCGTGGTCGTAAGCGGTGAAGCGTAGCCAGTGGTCGGGAATAGCGAAGGGGGGAATTTGGTGGATAGGCGGCGAAACTTCCGGGAAGAATGCGCCTATAACAGCGTCCCAATTGCCGTTGAGCATGGCGTCGACTAGGCGGGGAGGCAAGCCAGAAAGCTTCTTAGAGTAATCCGCCTCATTGAGGGACTTATTATCTTTAAGGCGCGCGGGGATGTACTGCCTAGTCATACCGCCATCGTCAGCGGGCGCGGTGTGTAGCTGGAATGGCTGAATTCCTGGCCCCATAAAGGCGCGCTTCATATAGGAGTGCCCAACCCCGCCCGGATTAGATGTGTAGATAGCGCGGGGGAAGTAGTATTCGGGCGCGGTCGAAGCCCATTCCTCCTTTGGCTTCAT